TAGTACACCGGCAAAAGTATTACCTGTGTCATCTACTTGAAGCTTGTTGGAATTTAGTGCTGGAGTATAGTCAAGAACACCGGCCATTTGTAGAGCAGAAGCAACGTCTGAAGTACAGAGCACTATATTGCCCTTCCCTCTACGTGTATCTTTTGCAATCTGGTTGGCTTCTCTTTCAAGCTGGAACATCATACCCTTGAACTTTTCAACAGACCATCTACCGTTAGAGTCTGTGTCAAGGTCAAAGACACCCTGTGTAGTTGTGTTTAGTGCGCAACCCTGTACGGCTGTGATGTTGATTGTACGAACGATTTCACGATTGATTTCTGCAAGAATTTCGGCAGATAGAATATTTGCCAATTCTGTTTCAGCATCAAGACCATGAATAGCCTTCAAGTCTTGTGCAAGTTCCATTGTATATTCTGCCTTTAGGGCACGTGTATTGGCTGTTACAGTAACCTTTTCAATGCTGAATGCCATCTGTGGGAAGTCCACATTTGACACAGTACCATTAGCTGTAGTATTAACCTGTAGACCACCAGTTGAGTTAGCATAGCTAAAGCCTGTTGCGCCAAGAGTTTCACCCTGACCCATTGTCATACCTGCACCGTAGTTGTAGGTATTAACAGCAGTTAGAGGAGAAGTATTTGTAGCACCAGGAATTGTACCAACGAACTTGTCACCAATTGTATTGGCTGAAGTACCATTAGCACCGGCACCAGAGAACATTGAGTTAACTTCGTTGTAGAATGTTTCGTTGTCCTGATTGCCAGTACCATAACCACCAGTTGAATTTGACTGGAAGCTATACTTGCTTCTCATTGCGAAGATAAGACCTGTAGGTCCAGTCATTGGCTGAACACCGCAGATATCGTAAGCAATAAGGTTAGGCATTGCACGACGAACAAGTGAAATCAACACTGGGTCAAATGTATCAATACCACCAGAACCAGCCGTTGAAGATGAAGCGCCCATCTGGTTAATTGGTGAGCCTTCCAACGGAGTTTCCATAAGTGTCTGATATGAACCGTGTGCTGCGGACTCTCTCAATGCCTTCTCAGTATTCTCAAGCATAATCGCTGTAACTGAACGGCGATGAGGGTCACTGATCGCGCCGAGTGCTGCATGATCCAACACTGGTTCCCATTTCTTTTGTAGTTCCTCTGCCAAATACATTTTTTTAGAGTCCTTTCTTTAGATCTTTTTGTTTTTGTTTATTTATATACTGATAATTTTTAACGCTGTGCTGCCACTTTTCCAACAGTTTGCGTAATTGCAGCGGCATAACGATTTACAGCAGGATCAGCAAAGTGATTTACAGTAGGCTTATCTTCTTCGCCTTCAAAGCTTTCTTCTAGAATATTAGAAGTAGGTGCTTTCTTTGACTGACTACTGAAGTAGTTTTCCTTCACGATATTGAGCTTATTTGCATAAGTGTCAAAATCACCATCAAAATCAATACCTTCTGCAAGTGTTGCAAACTTTTCCATCTGAGCCTGAGTAAGTTCCTTACCTACATGCTCAATGATTTCCTGCTTTGCTCCACCAATAACTGCATCTTTAAGTAGTGTATTCTCTGATAGGAGATTTTCAACTTTATCTTCAAGAATTTCTACTTTATCTGCCATTGCTTCAAGTACATTAACTTTGTCTTCTGGCACGTCAATATAGTGTTCAGCGAAGAGCGCCTTCATGCCGTCTATAAACTCAGTTGTAATTTCTGTACGAAGTGCAGAATCAACAGCAATTCTATTTTCGCCCATCCAGTTTTCAACTGCATAGTTGAGATACATGTCAAGCTTATCTAGAGTAGTTGTCGTAAAGTGTTCAATTTCTTCAGCAAGAATTTCCACATACTCTTCTTCAATACGTACTGTTTCCATTACGCAACGAGCATGAACAGCAGCTTCAAAGAGAGTTGCTGTCTTTTCTAGAATTTCTTCTGAGAGTTCTGTTTCTCCGAGAATTTCGTCAAGGTCTTCCCTTACATTAAGCTTAGGCATTGGGTCTTTTGTTTTTGGACCTTTGGCAAGCTTAGAATCAATAGAAGCCATATTCTTACCGGCAACATCACCTACACCGTGGTCCTTATTTGGTCCCCAACGGTCTAGTGACTTCTTAAACCAGTCAGTAAAGTCAGTTTTGTTAAGACCAGACATATGAGTAACCATATGCTTCATCATTTCTACACGAGACATATCAAGAGGTTCGCCTTTAGCTCCTTTTGGATGGAGTGTAGAAGCAGCCTGTGTTTCTTCGTCAATATTCATATCTTCCTTGACTTTCTTTTTTCCGCCTTCGCGATAAACGTCAGCTTCTCCAGTTCTTCCCTTTACTATAGAACCACCACCACTTTGAGTTCCTGGACTTCCTTTTGTACCAGCAGCATTAGTAGTTCCTGGTTTACCATTAGTATAACCACTCATAGAACTATAAGTATCAGCTTCATTTTTTGGAGAGAATGCCTTATAATTCTTTTTACCATCGTCACCGTCATCGTCTTCATCATCGTCTCGATAATCTTTCTTTGCGTAAGGTGGCTTTTTGCCCTTCTTTTCGTCTTTGTCTTTCTTATCGCCGTCATCAGAATGACGAATTGTTATTTCAGTATCTTCGTCTTCCTCACGTCTTTTTTCTGCAAGACGTTCACGAAATGTTGCTAAAGTCTTAGGTGCCTCTTCGTGAAGGTTATTTTCAAGTTCTTCGTTTTCCGCAGTCATTTAAAGAGGTCTCCCCTTTCTTATTTGTTTAACTATTATTTATAACTTGTTAAGTTTTACTTTTTACAACCTTTTTTACCACCTTCAAAGTCATCCCCTTGAGCCATGGAATGGAATTTTGAATAGTTTTGATTGAATTTTTGAGAATGTGCTTTAAGACTATTTTGTTTTATAAGACGATCTGCATGATTATCATGTTCAGTTCTTTTTGGTCCAGACTTTGCATCGGCCCATTTGCCTTGATGTCTAGCAACAAAGTCTCTAAAACCTTCATTTGCAAGTATATTAAAATATGCTTCAAATAGAGCAAGAGCTTTGACTTCTCTTTCTTCTTTAGTTAGTTTCTTGGCGTATTTTGCCAGTTCTTCAACTTTTTCTTCTTTCCAGGTGCCTTTAACTGGATCATAGAAATATTCAACGCCTTCCATAATACCGTTAACGAAACATCCAGGACCGGAAGGATCTGATACAATATCAACTGATGAAAGACGGAAATCCTTCTGAACTTCCATAGCTCCGTTCTTCTCTTGAAGTGAACCCATGCCACGAGTTGAGACGCCTAATTTACCACCAGTTTCTAAAAGTCCGATTGCAATAGCGCCGTGGCCTCTATTAACAAGAATTGATTTGCCTTCAAAGACATTTCCATGCTGTTTCAGTTCAAGCACACGATGGGAAGCTCTATCAAGATTAACTGTTGGTCCAGATGGATGACCCAATTCACCATAGGCCATTCCTTTATTAACTTTCTCATCTATGTATTTTTGAACTGAGTTTTCAAGCACATCAATGGGATAGACGCGCCCATTCTTATTTCTTTCTTCACCGATAATATACTTACCAACAATAAACCAGTCTTTTTGGCCGTTGTTTTGTTCAACTATAAATTCTGGCTGTTGTATTTCTTCTACTATAAGGCGCATCTTATCCCTTCCATGCAATAGGAACTGCTAATACAGAAGTATTTCCTGCATTAAGAATATCTAATGAAGCTTTTTGAACGACAATTGCTGAATTAGCAAGAAGAGTTAGATTAGCATATGTTGTATTTGAACTTGTGCCATTTCCAAATGTTAGTACCTGTACAGCAGTCGTTGTATTAATAATCCTAACAAGCTGAGAATTACTAACTGTTGTATTAGCGCTTAAATTTGCTTCTGTTGTTAGTGGCTTAACTACCATCAATGTCATAGAGCGAATCCTGTATCTGATTTAGTGTTCTGTGTTCTATTTGGTACTGTACTATAGTTCATTGGTGTATCTGCTGGTGCTCCACCCTCTTTCACTTGCTTCTTCTTTTTACTCTTTTTACCATCTTCACCAAGTAAAGGTTCTGCAAAATCTTCATGCTGTGCCTTACGTTGCTGATTTAGAGCAATAGCAATAGCTTGTTTTCTATTTGTAACCTTTGGTCCTTTTTTAGAACCAGAATGAAGAGTGCCATGCTTAAATTCATGCATGGTCTTTTCTACTTTGTCTTCACCTTCATCAACTTGATTTTCAACGGGTTCAAATTGAGACCCTATGTTAAAAGATTTTCCAACCCTATCAAGATGTTCCTTGATGCTCTTGGTGTCTCTCTTATCAAGCTTCTTTGATTTATTTGATGCAGTAGGTCCATCTGGCTTATGCTGTGTCTGAGTTTCCCCTTCAGCAGCCTTACCTACTTCCATACCTTTTGTAAATTCAGTATCATGAGTATCTTGCTTATTGCAAAGCTTAACCTCTTCTTTTACCTTACCTTTGACAGTCTTGGGGAATTTAGGATTGCCCATATCAATCTTATCAACTTCTTTACCAATTGCCTTACCACCTTCTGGCTCAGCACCATTTGTATCACGTGACTTATAGAGACTTCTAAATGCAGAAGTTCTTTCTGAATTGGTTCCTAGTTCACGGCCCATTTCACCGCCGCCACCGGGCATAGCTTTTAATGATTGTGATGGCAAACCAGCGGGTTTCAGACTAGGGACTGACTTCGTTCCTTTCAGACCAAAACCGCCGCCCATTCCACCGCCGCCAATCTTTTCAGAGGCATAAGGATTTAAGTTCTGAGCTTCCTTGAGTTTTTTACCTTTTTTGCCATTACCTCCTCCAGGAAGAGTTGTAGCAGAAATAGCTTCATTTACTCGCATTTCTTTATAATTTTCAAGAATTTCCATGGCAAGACGATTAGCTATAGTATCTTCTTTAATCTTCTTACCACCTAGAAGAAGAGATTTGTCTTTCTTATAGGCTGGTTCACCTTGAGACTTGTCCTTCTTATGTTTTTCATCACTGTGCGGTCCACCACATATTGAACAATCTTCTTCTATATCTTCGTGATGCATCTTAGATAACCTTAATCCTAACTGGGCTGCCTTACCAGAACTACCTTTATCGCCTTTGTGCTTTTCCATATACGCATGAGTACTCATCCCAGCACGTGCGGCTGCTCTTTTTTCTCTACCTGGATGCTTAATAGCTCCAGCTATCCAGTTTCTTTCATCAAGCTGGTCTTCTTCATATACGCCTTCTTTTGGTTTGAAGCGCTTGTTTCTTTCATCATCCAAGGCATACTTTGTAGCTACTTTAAAAGCACCAGTATCTTCAATATCGCCATGATCCTTAGTTGTATGTCTACCAATGAACTTTAGTGTTTCTGGGTCATTCTGCTTTAGAGAATCACCAAGCTTACCAACAGAACCAGGACGTGTTTTTTCAGAAGGAGCCTTAGTTCCCTTTGGAAATATCTGTCTCAATTTCTTATTTTCTTCAGCCATTTTTACTTATTGCCCTTAATACCAGAAAGTGTAGTCATAAGGTCACTCTTTCCAGTTCCCTTTGTTGGTTTAGGTGTTGGTGCTGGTGTAGTTCCTGGACCCTTGGGTGGATTATTTCTAATACCTACTTCAGAGCTTCTACCACCAAATCTTTCTTCAATTTCAGTATCTTCTTCAACTTCTTCTTCATCTTCTTTAACTGCATTGGCAAACATAGTCTTGGCAATTTCCAGCTTACGCGCTTCTATAGCAGCACCTGCCTTATCTCTCATGATAGAGTACAGACTACTTTCAAAATCTACTGGTCTTTGTCCAACTGCCGAAGCTAACAAATCTTCTATTGTACTAGTCATCAAAATTTCTCCTAACTTTTGGAGTATTTATAATAATTACTTCTGCTTAGCTCGTTCATTAGTAGGAACATGAGTTTTTCCAAAACCTTCAGAAGGTCTTTGTTTTTGCATCTTAGCAGCACCAGAATATTCAGGCTTTGTTGAATTTTGTGTTTTATTCTCTGTTTGTTTCATATTCACTTCATCAGTTGCTATCTGATTCTTAGCTATATAATCCTTATTCTTAGCTATAACCTGAATGGCAGAGTTGTATTTCGCCTGATCTTGCAATGAATGATTGGCTTTTGGCGTTGATTTGAACTGCTTTACAAACTGAAGAGCCTGTTGAATTTCTGCATTCTTATCTTGTTCTTCTGGAGATGGACCAAGAGGCTGGCCATCTGGACCAAGACCTTGTTGCGCCATGGCGTCTTGTTGGTTCATCATATTGTTTTGGTGGAATTCAGCCATTTTCTGTTGTGTCATGGCGTCAACCATCTGCTCATTTTGAACAATAAGAGGATTAATCCAACGTGGATCTCCACTATTGACTTCTTCAGCGATTTCTTTATCCATCTGTTTAATATCATCATCTGTCTGATAAAGAACATTTTTACGTATCCAAATATGTGAATAATATTTCTCAGTCATATCCTGATAAGCACGAGCAAGGTTAATACGGTTCTGGTCAATTTCAGCACGCTTTAATTCAGTGAAGTATTGATCTTGTGCATAATCATATCTGATATTGTAGGCAAGCTTATCCCAGTCTTCCAAAGATATGATGCCTTTAAGCACAAGCTGACGCTTCATTAGCTCCTGAAAAAGAACGGAGAAGCGGAAACGAAGACGAGTTACAAACTTAACAAACTTCAATTCGTCACGGGTAATTTCCGTGGCGCGGCCTACTGAGAATAGAGCGTCCGAATTAAGACGCGACACGGGCACGTTAAGGGCATTGAGGAACTTCTTTTGGAAGTACAACACGTCATCCATTTGACCCAGTGTCTGGCCACCAGGAAGCGTATCAACCTCCGTTCCCTTGCCGCCTTCACGTCTTGGAAGCCAATAATCCTCAAGCATGGTCATGAATTTACGGTCATCACGGATTTCGCCCGTGCCAGCGTCGTAAATAAGCCTATTCTTGTGCTTGACCATAATGTCACGCACATACTGTTCAGCTTTGATTTTTGGAAGATTGCCAACGTCAATATACCAAATACGGCGTTCGGGCGCTCTTGCCAATCGGTAGATAACGAGGGCATCTTCAAGAGTGCGAAGTTGATTGAGCGCCTTAATAGCCTTATGAAGATAAGAGAGGACCATCGTGCCGCCATTGTCAGTTAATCCTGACACGATATGAATAATGGCGTCTTTTGCGATTTTTAGTCCAGTTGTAGAGGGACCAACTAACTTATTTCCATAATTAAAACCTTTATCATTGAAGATAAAATATTCATTGACTGTCTTAGTAACAGCCATAGGTTCAGTTGGATTAGGAGTTGCTGTTCTTTTCTTAGCTACTTCACGGATTTTACGAATTTTACGAGGATCTATGAATCGTAGTTCTTGAATTCCGTCTCGTGGATTATCCTTATCA